TATAGGTGAAGCAGCAAGAAAAGCATGGCTTAAACAAAAAAAACCTACAGATGATAAAGTAGAACAATACAGAAAATATAAAAACAGTTTAAGAAGATGAAATACTTAATACCTTTACTGTTTCCTTTAGCTGTTTATGCAGATACAACAGGTAACTTAATTACTAACGGCACATTTGACAATGGCAATACAGGTTGGACTACATCAGGTGATGCACAAGTTATAGGTGATTGTTGTCCTGGTGGACATGACTTTGAGTTCGGAGACAACGGAAGTATAACACAAGATTTTAATTTATATTCAGACACAATAACACAACCTATGCTAGATAATGGCATAACTTTAAACAGCACGACAGAGTGGCAGAATGGTGAAGGTGGTGAAGGTGGATGGGCTACTAACAGAGGAAACGCTGATAGCTTTACAGTAAGACTTCAGATAAAAGATGAATTTGGTAATGTACTTGCAACTACAACACAGACTCGTACAGATGTTACAGGTATAAATGGAGTAGACTTTACAGATACACTTACCTACACAGGCATAGGAAGTAACATAGGCAATATATATCTAAGTGGTCAAGATGCTGCTGCACCTGATAGTCTTGGTGGACCTAATGTAGATAATATATCAGTTACTATGACTTATGATCCTACAGTCTTAACTATGCAACAAACACAAGAAATTGCTGCAATATTTGAAGAAATAGAAGAAGTCTTTACACAAGAAGAATTTACACAAATAGAAGAATTAGTTTTTGAAGAAATATTTTTAGAACCTATAGCGTTAGAAGAAACACCTATAGAGATACTAGAAGAAATGCCTATGCTTACAGTTGAAGAACAGTTTGTAGAAGAAACGATTGTACTTGCACCTGTAGTTATGGAAGAAGAAATATTAGAAACATCTATAGAAACATTTGAACCTGTAGAAATATTAGAGCAAAGCCCAATTCAGTCTACCATGATTGAGCCAGAAATAATCGAAGAACAATCTATTGTAGAAGAAGTCTTTGAAGAAATTGTAGAAGCTCCTGTAGAAGAAACGCCTACTGAAGAAATTACAGAAGAAACTGTTATGGCAGAAGAACCTATAGAAGAAACTATCGAAGTGGCAGAAGCTCCAACAGAAGAAATTGTAACTGAACAATCAGTAGAAGAACCTGTGGAGGAAGTAAATGAAACAGAAGTTGTCGAAGAAACAGAAAGAGATACAGACACTAATGAAAGTAACGGAGATATTGTCGCAGAAGAAAGAGAAGTCGATAACGAGAGTAGGAGTCTTGAAACCGAACTAACAGTAGAAGAAATATCTATCAAGGTAGCAGACAAGATTAAAACAATAGATGGTCAGCTCAAAGCAACACAGATGATAGTTGCAAAAGTTATGGCTAGAGATAATAAGATAGCTTCTTACTCACAAGTAAACACAGACATCTTTATACAACCTGAATTACAAAGTATTGATATAGGCACATACACAAACAATACCTATGTCGATATTAGAAACATTTACCCAAACCAAACTTACGAGGACAAATTATGGACATCAAGACAATAGCAACAGGCATAGGTATCGTAATAACTATTGCGTCTTTATTTGTATTTCAAGGGCAACTTATACAAAGAGTAGAAGTCTTAGAAGCAAGAACAATACCTAACATTGCCCCATTAGAAAAAGAATTATCAGTATTAAAGACTCAAGTAGAGGAAATAAAAGCTAGGAATAGCAATCCTTTAATGAGATGATTAATATAATTAAGTTCTTATTAACGAAGATAAGAACGAAATATCTGAGACCAGAGATATCTGTCTTAGAGTTTATACTAATATTAGTTGTGGCTTACTACATCAGTAGATGGTTGTATACATAAACTAATAGGAGGTAACTATGAGTGCAAACATACCTTATACAAAAAGGGAAATGCAAATCATCAAAGCAATCCATGAGATTGATCCCAAAGCAATAATCAGCATAAAGAGTCAGATAAAAAGTAGAACTGACTATAAGTATGGTGGTGTTGTGTTCTTAAATTGTGAACCGATAACTTGGGATGAAGTTATGGATAAAATAGATGAAGAAAAAACAAGACCTTATTAATCGTCCTGCTCACTATACCAAAGGCATAGAGACGATAGAATACATCAGGTCATGGGATATGGATTATGTTCGTGGGAACATCGTAAAATATGTTACTCGATTTCCATACAAAGGAACTCCTATACAAGATTTAGAAAAAGCTAAATGGTATCTCGAATACCTTATAAAGCAGGAAAAAAATAAATGACCATACATAATAATGGTGGCAACCTTAGTAGAGTTGGCATTATACAAAGAGATGAAGATGGTAATGCTTTACGTTGCCCTCATTGTAAGTCTGAGCATATAATTAAAAACGGACACGATGGTTCTGAAAAAAGAGTAAAGAGATGGAAGTGTAAAACTTGTGGTAAGAAAACAAGTCATCCTGAAGTAATGAAAAATTACGAACTAGAAGAAGCTGAGAATCTTGATTGGTCTACAGAAGAACTAATCAATGCAAGAACAGAAGTATTCAAAAGAAAAGAAGCAAGAGAAAATTCTGAAAAGTTTATTAATATAAAGATTAACGATAAGAAACCTATAGGTCTTTATATACAAGGCGATCCTCATGTAGATGATGATGGTTGTGATTGGGTATCTCTTAGAAAACACATAGATATAGTCAATGCTACTGATGGTATGTATGCTTGTTCTGTTGGAGATTTATCTAACAACTGGGCTAGACGTGGTAAGTTAGCAGGATTATGGGCAGACCAGACTACTAATGGCGAACAGCAATGGCAGTTAGTAGAGTGGTTAGTAGAAGCTACACCTTATATATTTATAGTAGCAGGAAACCATGATATGTGGGCTATGGAAGGTGATCCAATTAACTGGATGTGTAAACCTCTAAAGACTGTATACTCTAACCACAACGCAAGACTTAAAATTAAGTTACCAAAACACGAAATTAAAGTGAACTGTTCTCATAACTTTAGAGGACACTCAATGTATAATACAGCTCATGGTATTGTTAAACACGCATTGTTCAATGCAAGAGACCACTTACTCATAGCAGGTCATACTCATGTCTCAGGATATAGTCCTATTAAAGATGCGAACTCGGATAAAATTATGCACTGCGTACAAGTTGGCTCGTACAAGAAGTATGATAACTTTGCAAGGCAATTAAACCTGCCATGCAAAATGATGTCAGCTTGTGCTGTTGCAGTATTTAACACAGAATTAACAGAAGACCATCCAGACTTTATTAAAATATTCTGGGAAGTCGAAGAAGGGGCAGATTATCTTAATTATCTTAGAAGCAAAAAATGAAACCAAAGTTAGTAATAATAAACTGGGAAGATGCAATAACACCAACCTCTGGGTGGACAAATATAAAAGAATTAGAAAGCAGTTTAGCTGATTGCATATCAATTGGATTAGTCGTAGATGAAAACGACAAAACTATAACACTTGTAAGTCATATCTCAGGAAGTGATACACAGGTAGATATAGATGGGAGTCTCGTATTGGATAAGTCTTGGATTAAATACAGAAAAGACTTACCATTACCAAAAGAGACAATTAATAAATTAAAGATATGGTTAATGGAGAACATAGATGCCCAGAAAGATAAGTAAAGAAGACGAACAAAAATTTATAGAATATTACCTTGAGGGTGAAACGGCAGGTAATGCAACACAATCAGCAAAGAAAGCAGGTTGGACATCCAATCCCACACAAATGGGTTCGTATCTTAAAAAGAAATATGCTCACGAAATCAGAGAGAAGAACGAAGATAGAATCACATCTACATCTGGACTAGCTATTACAGTTATACAAGACCTACTTAGATCAGAACAAGATGCAGTTAGACTCAACACAGCTAAACTTGTTTTAGAGATGGGTGGTTTTAGTTCTCAGAATATAAATTTAAATGTAGAGAAAGGACAAAATAAAACTGATGCTGAGTTAATCGAAGAACTACAAGGTCTAGTTAGCAAGATTCCTGCTCTAAAACCTAAATTAGCTATGATTCAGGACAACACAGAGAAAGAAACAACTGACACCTCTGATAATAGCCCTGAGACAGACGAGACAAGAGTTACGCATTAGTGGGTACTATCAGTATCACCTTCCTTATTTAAATTGGATTATGGCGATTCTAGGGCTACTTTTTTAGAGAGATTGGGAGTAAATTATCCCAGAACCTAAGATTGCCAATCCAACACCATTCACAAAAGAAATCGGATGATCTTTAGTTTTGATTCCGACAACCAACCAACCTAGTACACCGATAAACTGCACATAAAGATTCATTGGATAGTAATTAAAAGAAGTTAAGACTAACCCACAAGAGAGGATTAGTGAGCTAGTCCATTTTAATTTGTTCAAGTGTTCTCTCTGTGTCTACTATGACTGGTGTTGATTCGCCAACATACGCACCTGTAATATTGTAAGCAATATAATCTAGGGCATCTTCTTCAGACATATCTTCTGTAAGAACATCTACTATCTTCCATAAATCATAAACTAATCTTGGTTGGATTCCCTCTTGCACTCCGATGATAGCATTATCAAAGCCATCTATCTTTAAAATATCACTCATTTAATAGGATATGGATAACCCTGTCTCTTTACTCCCTTTACACCTCTTAAAGTATAAACATCTTTTTTGCCATTTACTTTGAGTTTTCTTGGGGTTACTTTATTTTTATTTGCTTTACATGATTTTTTCATTATTCATCTCCAATTTTAGCTAGTGCATTAATCTCAATGTTTTTTACAAACTCTAATGTTTCCATGTAAGGTCTTTTAAATTC